AAAAGAAAAAATTAATAACAGCGTAGTATGCAAACAACTTTGGTCATTCTCGGGATTTTAATAGTTGTGTTTATTCTGGTACAGGTGATGTTTCTACATATTCAACTATTTCAGCAAATGTTGTGGTGAAACAAGCCTTTATAGTAGCATTAAATCCAATATCAGCACCTACACCACCGGGACACAGGCAAAGAATTTTTATAACGCATCAATAAAACAAATTAATAAAAATGGCAGAACAAGATTTTCCGAATGTATATAAAGTGATGGATGAATATGGTGAACAAATTGTAAAAGAAATGGAAGCTATATTAACCAAAGCAAATAAACGTGCAACAGGTGCTTTAATAAGTTCTTTAGATTATGATGTTGATGAAAAGGGTGAAGGTGTATTTGATTTGATAGTTGAATATATAGATTATGGTAAATATATTCAATCTGGAAGAAAAGCAGGTGCTAAACAACCACCAATAGATGCAATAGTTAAATGGTTAAAAAGTAAAAAATATAAAGCACAAAAAGGAAAAAATATAAAATCAAAAGCATATATAGTAGCAAAAACAATCTCACAGAAAGGTATTAAACCTTTGAATTTTAATAAACCATTTACTGATTTAAAATCAAATAATGATTTTATAAATGATATTCAAGAAGCCTTTAAAAAGGATATAGAAGACCAATTAAAAAAAATGAAAGAATAATGATAACATTAGAATTAAATGAAAAAGAATATAAACTACCAACCACTTTTAATGAAATGAATATTGAAATGTATTCAAAATTAATTTCAATAGATAAAGATTTAAGTGATATGGATAAGTATAAAAAAATAATTTCATTACTTACTGGTATTGATGAAGAAACAGTTAATCAAATTAAAGTTGAACAGTTAAAACTAATTCAAGATAAGATTCAATTTATGTTTAATGCTGATAAAATAGAATTGGTTGATAGGTTTTCAATAGATGGTCAGAAATATGGTTTTAATTATGATTTAAATCAAATGTCCTTTGGTGAATATATTGATTTGGAAGAATTTTCAAAACCAGAAGAAGTAAATAATAATTTACATATTCTGATGGCTATTCTTTATAGACCAATCAAAACTAAAAAAAGTTTTTTTAGAAAAAATAAAGATTATAAAATAATAGATTATGATAGTGAAAATGTAATGAAACGTGCTGAATTATTTAAAACTAAATTAATGATGGATAAAGTATTAGGTGGTATGGTTTTTTTTTCAATTTTAAGCACGACAACTATACTAAATTCACAAGATTATTCAGTGAAAGAATTAAAGAAGAAGATGATGGAAACGATGAATCTGATGAAAGTAGAACAGATGAATCCGGTTGGATAGAAGTATTATTTAATATGGTAGATGGTGATATGACAAAAACAGATTATATATTAAAACAAAATTACATTTCAGTTTTGAATTGGTTGGTTTTAATGAAAGATAAGAATGATAGAATAAATGAAGAAATGCGAAAAAATAAGGTAATATGAAGTGGCAGATAATGTTAAAATTAAGATAGAAGTAGATGCCAAACAAGGTATAACTGAAGTTAATGAACTAAAAAAATCTATTAATGAAACAACTAATATAGCGGCTGGTTCTAAAAGTAAATTTGGTTCATTTGGTAGTGCACTTTCAAGTTTAGGTGGTCCAATTGGTAGTGCTATTCAAGGATTAAAAGCAATGGGTAAAGAATTATGGGCCCTTGTTGCTAATCCTATTGTTGCTATTGTTGCTGCAATTGTTCTTGCTTTTATGGGGTTATGGAAAATCTTAAAATCATTTCAACCAGTATTTGATTTAATGGAACAAGGAATGGCAGCACTTGAAGCTGTTTTTCAAGTAATTAAAAATACAATATTTGCTTTAGTAACAGGTGCAAAAAATCTTCGTGAAGCATTTTCAGGTCTTGGTGGAAGAATGAAGCAAGCTGCTGTTGAAGCTGCAAACTTAAAAAAAGCAATTCAAGATTTAGAAGATACTACAAAAGAAACAGAAGTAAGTAATGCTAAATTACAAACCAGTATTAATGAATTAATCTTACAATCAAAAGATAGAACAAAAACAGAAGAAGAAAGAATAGCTTTAATGGATGAAGCTATGCGTCTTGAAGAAGAACAATTTAATCAATCAAAATCGTTAAATGATCAAGAAGTTGCTAATGCTGAAAAAGCAATAGAAATTAAAGCAGAATTAACAGATGAAGAATTAGCATTATTACAAGAAAAAGGTGTTGAATATGCTAATTATTTAGCTGATTCTGGAAGATTAACTGATGAAGAAATTGATAAATTAAAAGAAGCATTACTTAAAAGGGAAGATATAAACCAACAACATATTGCACTTTCTGAAAAAACACAAAATAGAATAAATCAGGCACAAGATGATGCAGCTGCAAAAGAAACAAAAAGACAAGATGATTGGAAGAAGAAACAAGAAGAAAAATTAGCAGCAGATAAAGCATATAAAGATATGCTATTAACACAAGAACAAGGTTATCAAAAAGACCTTCAAGATTATATTAATGATTTAAACAAAAAAACAGATGAATTACCCGAACCTGAAGAACCTAATTATGACCCAAATTCAGATCCAGAAACAATTAAATTACAGGAAAAATTAACATATGAAAGTGATTTATGGATAGAAAGTCAAATGCAAACTAATGAAGGATTGCAAAAATTATATGACCTTGGTTTAATTGATTATAAAACATATACTGATGGACAAATAGAATTAGAAAAGAAAGCAAAAGAAAAGAAAATTGCAATAGCACAAGCAGTTTTTGCTGGTGCCACAAAAATAATGTCTTCATTGGGTGCTTTCTATGATGCACAAATGAATAAAGAATTAGAAGCCGCTGGTGATAATGAAGAAGAAAAAGATAAGATTAGAAAAAAATATGCTGAAAAGAAAAAGCATATGGCTTATATACAAGCTATTATTGATACAGCATCAGCAGTTATGCAGGCATTAGCTTCTATGCCCCCACCAATAAGTTATATTATGGCTGCTGTTTCAGCGGCTGCAGGTGCAATAGAAATAGCAACCATTTCTAAACAACAATTTGCAAAAGGTGGTATTCTTAATGGACCAGCACATGCTAATGGTGGTATATTAACACCTTATGGTGAAGTTGAAGGTGGTGAATCAATAATAAATAAAAATTCAATGTCAAGCCCCAATCTAAGAAATTTAGCATCAGCAGTAAATGTTGCTGGTGGTGGAAATAATTTTGGAACTGGTGATGGTTCAATTAATTTAAATCCATCCACAATCCAATTAATTGCTGATGCTATTAATAATAAAAAAGTATATGTTGTTGAAAGTGATATTACTGAAACTCAGAAAAAGGTTAAAGTGATGGAAAACGCAGCAGTTTTATAAAAATAATATATAGTAAATGTCATTATCAATTATACAAAATCCGCTAATACTTTCACCATGTAATAATCCTATACCTATTGTTGTAAGTTCAACCACTTCATCAGATATTGGTTTTAGATATTATGTAACCTTAAATATAACTGGTACTACAACTTCATCAGTTTCATTATTTATATATCCAGATACTACTAATTCTAATTATATGATTTATGATGCAGCTATGATTTTAAGTGATTTCATTGGTTCAACTAATAATTGGAATTGTTCAGGTATCACCACAGCATCAGAAGATATTTTAGATTTTACTTATTCAGTTACAGAATATACATTAGCAGTTTCAGGTGAAACAATTACAGGTGGAACTTTCAAGACTTTTCGTGGTGTAAAACAATATGGTGATTTTTGGGATTCAGAAGATTATATGATGAATAAATATAACCAGAAGTTTTTAAGTAATTGGGAAGGAAATAGAAGTTATAAAATTGATGAATATGGAACTATTAATTGTTTTTATGGTGATTTTGATGTTAACAATAAATCAACCTGGGACGCTGCAAAAATTGTAACATCTGATGGTGGAACTTTTTATATTAAAACAACCCCTGATTATTCCTCACCAAAAATATTCACTTTACCAACTGGACCAAAACTATTAAATGTTGGTGGGTTAGCAAGTTTATATTTTACAAAAACTGGTACTACTTATGATTCTTATACTGGAAATATTATATCATCAACAACAACTTCATATACAATTACTTTAATACAAACTGGTAATACTACCAGTTATAAAAGTGAAACACTTACTATTGATGTTGATACAACTTGTTATAAACACGATGGTGTTCAATTTTTATGGTTGGGTGAACTTGGTACATATGAAACATATACTTTCCGTGCAAAAGATATTAAATCTTTTAATATAGAAAGAAGTGAAAGTAGAAAGAATTACTGGGGTTTTGATTCAACTTATCATTATTCAATTGGTAATAGGGGTAGAAGAATAGTAAATTTAAAAGCAACAGAAGAACATCAAGTTTATAGTGGTTGGATAGATACTACAACCTCACAAAATTTAATGGAATTATATTTAAGTCCAGAAGTTTTTATTATTAGAAATGGTAATATATATCCAATAATAATTACAAATAAAGAAATAGAAGAAAAAACTAAACTTAATAATGAAGGTAAGATTTTCTTCCATACAATAGTCTTCATGATGGCTTATGAAAAAATGTCCAATTTATAAATGATTAATAATGTTGAAGTCTTAATAAAAGGTATTGGTAAGTTAGAACTTGATACACAATTATCAGAAGAATTTGGTATTTCTATTGTTTATTCTATTGATGATATTTCAAATTTTGGAAGTAGAAAATCAACCTATTCTAAAACAATAAAAGTTCCAGGCACAAAGAATAATAATAAATTACTTGGACAGCTTTATGATATTAAAATAGATGGTTCTTTTGATATGACATTAAAACATGATTGTGTTTTAACTGTAAATAATAATTCTATCATCGATGGTTTCTTGGTTTTAAATTCTATAGATAAATATATGATTGGGGATAAATTTCAAATTTTTTATGAACTTAATATCTTTGATGAAGTTAAAAATCTTTTTGATGATTTAGGTGAATATAAATTAAGTGATTTAGATTTTTCATCTGGATTTACTTTTGGAACTTCAACTTGGGGAATTGGTGACCATATATTTAATGAAAATAATGTAGTTAGTGCAAATATAAATACTGGTACTACACTACCATATTTTTATCCTTTAACTAATTATGGTTACTATATTAATAAAATTAATAAAAATTATCCTTTACATGGAACTTCATTGGGATTAATCTATCCATCAGTTTATTTTAAAGCAATTTTTGATAAAATATTTTATGATAATGGTTATACTTATACATCAGATTTTTTAAATGGAAATAGTTATGATAGTTTATTTACAAAATTTGCTACTATTTATAATAAAGGTTCTAAATGGACAGAAGCAAGATATTGTAATTATGTGTGTTCTGGACAAACAATAACCAACTATATGTCTGATATAGATAGTAGTAAACAAATATATTATGATAGGGTTAATGGTATTTTTAATACTAAGCAAATTAATTATTATGAATGTGATGATTATTATTTTGATGGTAAATTAATAGTAAGTGGTGCAACTGTTAATACTTCAATAAGGGGGTTAAGAATACCAATTGATTTAATTTATAAAATAAATATGAAGTTTGATATTCAATCAGATTATGGTGAAACTAATGGTAATGGTAGGGAAAGTGATTATTTATTATACCATTATAGATTTATAGAAGGTACTGAAGAACTTTTAGGTTGGTATAAGACAGAACAAATGGGTGGTCCAGGTCCTAATTATTGTTTTACTACTGGATTAACTTATTTAGAATTAAAGAAAGATGATATTATTTATATGACAGTAAGACCAGGTGAACAAAATAATGATGGCCCGATGGGTAGTCCAGGTGAACCAATAGATGTTACAATACGTTCAGCATCAATTGAACTTCAAGAATGTTGGTCTGGACAAACTACTTCTATTGATAAATATAATACAACTATAGATTTAGCATCAACTTTACCTGATATGACACAGGCGGACTTTTTAAGGGAAATTATAAAAATTGGTAATTTATATATAAAGCCATCAAAAATAAATAATAAAAATTTAATAATTGAACCAAGGGATGATTTCTACGATGGTTCAATGGTTGATTGGTCTGATAAAGTTGATTACAATAAATCAATAAATGCTAAAAATCTTAATGATAAAAATTATGCAATTATAAATTTAACTTATACTGAAGGTGAAGATTATTACAATAAATTATACCAAGCCAATTATAATAAAATTTATGGTTCAAAAAAAATTCAATCAACTAATACTTTATTTAATGATGAAAATACTTTAGAATTATTATTTCAATCATATAGTATGTATAACTGGTGGGGATTTAGTGATACATTAATTTCAATTATAACCGAAACTGAAAAATCTACATGGTTTGATGATAGAAAAGATTGGAATAGTATGTTTGGAATTTTAACTATAAATGTTGATAATACCATACTTATTCCTTTTGCAAATTTTGATAGTGGATATACTGGAATTGACTTTAGATATAATCAATTTTTATATTTAGATGGAACACCAGGATTTATAACAGTTCAACATGCGACTGAACTTGGTGGTAAAGAATATGATGTAAATTTTGAAACTACAAACCCATTATATAACACTATTTTACAATCACCAGATAATAACTTATATACTTTATTTTACAAAAATCAGATTGATAATATTCAACATAAAAATTGCAGATATGTAACGATGTATTTAGATTTAAAACTAAGTGATATATTGAATTTAAGTTTTAGAAATACAATAACAATAGATGGACAAATGTATTTACTACAAAAAATAGAATATGATGTAACAAAACAAGTAAGTTCAAAAGTTGAATTATTAAAATTAGTTACACCATATAATTCAGGTGTTCCAGGACAATATAATTTAATGTCAATTAAATATTTACCAGGGAATGATGACTATTTTTTAACAGATGATACTGATAGAATTAGAATAAATTAATAAAAATAAATGGCTGATGATAAACGAATATATGATTTAAGTTATGAAAGTAATCCTTTAACAGGAAATACAAACATTGGTATTGATAGAACTTCATATAGTGACGCAAAGAAAACTACAATAGATGATTTAAAAGATTTTATATTGGATGGCTTTGGTGCTTATGATATTTATACAACTGGTGGAACTTTTAATACAGCAACCGGGGATTTAACTTATAGATTAAATAATTCTAATACTTATACTACAAATTTAGATGGTCGTTATTTACTCACAAATGCTGAACCAGGTGTTGATGGCGCAAATTCTGGAAGATGGATATACCAATTAAATACTGGTGCAACTTATACTTATATTTCTGGTTCAACTATTACAATTTCAACCACAGATAGATATGGTGTAGATAGAACTTTATGGCTTAATGAAATTTCAGTTAATGATTACTTTTCATTTACGGATTCAAAGTATAATAGTTTATTTAGAACAGGACAAATTACAGGTATAACAAGTGGAACTACTTTTTTCAGATTTGATTTTATTAATTTAACAAATTTATCACAATTATTTTACCAAAATGAACAGATAACTTTTTCATATTCAGTGAGGGGTGTTCAAGGTACTTCAGGTAGTTCAGGTATTAATGGAACATCTGGTACTGATGGAACATCAGGTGATGATGGTGATAAATATGCAACCACTTCTAATACAACTGTTGTAAATCCACAATCACATCCAACTACTATTTATATGACTGGTGGAACTGGTTTGGCCTGGACACCAGCACAAACTGCAATTGTTTCATATGATACTTCTTTTAATTTTCAAGCAGAAGTAGTTTCATATAATTCAGCAAATGGTCAATTTGTTTTTTCTTCACAAAGTAATGAAGGTTCTGGGGCCACACTTACACCTTGGTATATAAACTTAGCAGGTGCTGTTGGTCAAGCTGGAACATCTGGTACTAATGGTACATCAGGTTCATCAGGTATTAATGGTACATCAGGTTCATCAGGTGCTAATGGAACTAATGGTACATCAGGTAGTTCAGGTATTAATGGTACATCAGGTAGTTCAGGTGTTGGAACTAATGGAACTAATGGAACTTCGGGTAGTTCAGGTATAAGTGGAACTAATGGAACTTCAGGATCATCTGGTTTAACTGGTACATCAGGATCATCAGGTGTTAATGGTACATCAGGTAGTTCAGGTGTTAATGGCACATCAGGTAGTTCAGGTAAAAATGGAACTGATGGTACTTCTGGGAGTTCAGGTATTAATGGAACATCAGGTTCATCAGGAACTAATGGTACATCAGGTTCTTCAGGTATTAATGGTACTAATGGAACATCAGGTTCATCAGGAACTAATGGTACTTCTGGTAGTTCAGGTAAAAATGGAACTGATGGTACTTCTGGTAGTTCAGGTAAAAATGGAACTTCTGGTTCATCAGGAACCAATGGCACATCAGGTAGTTCTGGTGTAAATGGAACATCAGGATCTTCTGGAATTAATGGTACTTCTGGAACTAATGGTACATCTGGTAGTTCTGGAACACATGGCACTAACGGTACATCTGGAAGTTCAGGAACTAATGGTACATCTGGTAGTTCAGGAACTAATGGTACTTCTGGTTCATCAGGTGTTAATGGAACATCAGGTAGTTCAGGTATAAACGGAACTTCTGGTTCATCAGGAACTAATGGTACATCAGGTTCTTCAGGTAAAAATGGAACTGATGGTACTTCAGGTAGTTCAGGTAAAAATGGAACTAACGGTACTAATGGAACATCAGGATCATCAGGTGTTAATGGTACATCAGGTAGTTCAGGTGTTAATGGTACATCAGGAAGTTCAGGTAAAAATGGAACTGATGGTACTTCTGGAACTAATGGTACATCAGGTAGTTCTGGAACTAATGGAACATCAGGTTCATCTGGAACTAATGGAACTGATGGTACATCAGGTAGTTCAGGGGTGGGAACAAATGGATCATCAGGATCTTCTGGTATAGATGGAACTTCTGGAACTAATGGTACATCTGGTAGTTCAGGTATTGATGGATTAAATGGATTTTCTGGTACTTCTGGAACCAATGGAACATCAGGTTCATCAGGAACCAATGGTACATCTGGTTCATCAGGTGTTAATGGAACATCAGGGAGTTCAGGTATATCAGGTAGTTCAGGTATTGATGGTTCATCAGGTTCATCAGGTATCAATGGTATTAATGGTTTACTTATGGGAGGTCTTTTCCAGTATAGCACCGACAATACACCAGATACTAATGGTGAAATGTATTTTCCGACAGGTAATTTTTCAACATTATCAAGTGTTCGTATTTATGAAACAGATTTAAATGGAATTAGCATTCTTACCTTATTAACTGAACTTTTATATGTAGAAGGAAGGGGCGCTAATAATAATATTAAAATCATTAAAGCATCAGATCCAACTATTTTTGGTGTTTATGGCACAGGAAATTTAACTGATGTGGGAGCTTGGTGGTCTATGTCACTTAGTGCACCATATGGATATAATGGTAGCATTTCAGTTGGTGATAATGTTTATGTTGAATTTACAGAAGGTGGTGAATCAGGAACCAATGGTACTTCTGGTTCATCAGGTGTATCAGGTTCTTCTGGTACATCGGGTAGTTCAGGTATTAATGGTACATCTGGTTCATCTGGAACTAATGGTACATCAGGTAGTTCTGGTGAAGATGGTAATAGTGATAAATACGCAACAACATCTAATACGACCGTATCAATACCAACATCACATCCAACCACAGTTTATATGACTGGTGGAACAGCTTTAAGTTGGACTATAGGTCAAACTGCTATTATTGCTTATGATGTTACACATAAATTTGAAGCAACTGTATCATATTATAATTCATCAAATGGTGCATTTACATTTTTATCAACTTCTAATGTTGGCACAGGAACTTTAACACCTTGGTCAATTAATTTAGCAGGTGCACCAGGTCAAGCAGGTACTTCTGGAACTAATGGTACATCTGGAACTAATGGAACATCTGGAACTAATGGTACTTCTGGTTCATCAGGAACTAATGGAACTTCAGGTAGTTCAGGTAAAAATGGAACTAATGGTACATCAGGTTCATCTGGTGTTAATGGAACTTCTGGTTCATCTGGTGTTAATGGAACTTCTGGTTCATCTGGTGTTAATGGAACTTCTGGTTCATCAGGAACTAATGGAACTTCTGGTAGTTCTGGTTTAACTGGTACATCAGGTAGTTCTGGTTTAACTGGTACGTCAGGTAGTTCTGGTATTAATGGTACATCAGGTAGTTCTGGTATTAATGGAACATCAGGTAGTTCTGGAACATCTGGTACTAATGGAACTTCAGGAACTAATGGAACTTCAGGAAGTTCAGGTAAAAATGGTACATCAGGTAGTTCTGGTAAAAATGGAACTAATGGAACATCAGGTAGTTCTGGAACACATGGTACAAATGGTACATCAGGTAGTTCTGGTTTAACTGGTACATCAGGATCTTCTGGTATTAATGGAACATCAGGTAGTTCAGGTGAAGATGGATTAAATGGTTTTTCTGGTACTGATGGTACATCAGGTTCATCTGGAACAAGCGGTTCATCAGGTAATATTAATATTATTAATAATATTGATAATTATGTTTTAACAGCAACAGGTAGTGGAAATACAATTAATGGTGAAAGTACATTAACTTATCAACCTTGTATTTTATCTATGATTGGATGGAGTTCACCATCTGCTGACCGTGAAAATTTATTTACTATGTATGGAATTAAATCACGAATATATTTAGCATCCACTGGTTCTTCTATATCATCAGATATGAATTTTGCTAAGTTTAATTATGATATTGATAATAATGATGTAATTGGTAAATTAACTTGGGTTGGGGAATATAGTGGTCATTCATATACTACAGCATCAATAGAAACTGAAACTTCTGAAAGCTGGTCCAGTGGTAAGTATGGTTCTAATATGTATTTTAAAACCACCACATCAGGAACAACAACACCAGCAACAAGAATAGCATTGGAAGATGGTGATATAAAAATTCAAAATGGTAATCTAATAGTTGAAGATTTATTAACTGTAACTGATGGTATAAATAATTCTGGTAGTTTTTCATCTAATATAACTGTTACTAATGCACAAAACTATACAGGTTCAACTACTGATTATACAATTATTCTTACTTATGGGGCAGCAGGAAATATAAACATGACACTTCCATCTACAGCTGGAAATAATGGTAGAATTATTAATATAAAAAGTATGACCAATAACACTATAAATTTAACCGCTACTGCTGGTGATACATTAGTATATGCTTCAGAACCACCAGCACCTGGTCGTGGTGATGTTGTAACCTTTCAAGCATATTCAAGTTCACATACTTGGTATGTTATAGGATTTATGAACGTACCATAAAAAAAATAAAAAATAATCCAAAATAAATGATAATAAAAGAACTTATAATTGATGATGAAAATGAAGAATTAGGTGTATATGCAGTTTCATTAGTTTCTAAACCTGCAATTGAAACAGCCTTTGAATATTTTAATGAACAAACCATTAAATTAGGTAGAAGACAACAAAAAGCACAAGAAGCAGGTGTTAATTTAGATGAATTTTGGGTCTATACAGCTGAACCAGACTCAGAAATCATATCAACCAGTCATAAACTATGCAAACAGAAGGCTGGTAATGTATTTCATATATCAGAAATACAACAATGGGCTACTTTAGACCCAGATACCTATAAATTCGTGACTTCCAGTTCATTTTTTGCAACTTTTGATGGCTCACAAGCCAATAAAAACATAGATCAACAGATATTTGGCTGCCGTCACCACCTTAGAAGGGTTAGAAATGTTGATGAAATACCTGTTTATAAACAACATTTATTTAAAAATGAAAAAGTAGAACTGACATCCCAAAAAATTGAACTAAAGGTTTCAAATCCTGAAAAACATGAAATTTCTGGTATTGCTTTAAGATCCGGACAATTTATTTATAGAAAAGATATTGATAATCAAGGTGATGGTTATGTTTATTTTTCAAGGGATACAATTAGAAAAATAAAAGAAAGATATGGTTTTAATAGAACAGTAACTATTGAACATTCAGCAGATATAACTGGAACTTTAATATTATTAAATTCCTGGTTAGTTGAAAATGATGAAGAAAATTATACTGAATGGGGATTACATTATAAAGTTTTAGAAGATACTTTATGGCAAGCCGTTAAGGATAAAGCTGTAGTGGGATTTTCCGTTGAAGCACTATTTAAGGTTAAATAATTTAATCGCAATTTATAGTGTATATACTTCTTTAATATATATGTATAAGGGAAGTAAAAAAAATAACAAAAAAGAAAAATGTTCAATAAACTTAAAACTTTATTAGGTATTACAAATTTCAAGGCAAATGCTGTATTAAAAGATGGCACTGAATTAATTATAGAAGGTGACGTTGCAGTAGGTGTAGCTGTATTTGTAAATACTGCTGATGGTAATAAACCTTTACCTGATGGAACTTATGATTTAGATGATGGATCTACTATTACAGTTGTTGAAGGTAAGATAACTGAAATAACAGAAGCTAAACCAGAAGAACCACCAGTTGAAGAAGAAGTACCAGTTCAAGAAACTGAACAACCAAAATTATCAGTTGATGAAAAACTTACACAATTTGAAACAAGACTCACAAAACTTGAAGAAACTATTGCTTTAATGACAAGCGAAAATAAAGAATTAAAAGAAGAAAAAGAAAATCTATCTAAGGAAATTAAAGGCTTTGAAGAAAAATTAAGTAAAATGGATGGTGCTATTCCAATTAAAAAGCACAAAATTGTAGAAGATGATAATATATTTAATTTATCATCTGTAACTACTTCCCGTATGAAAGCCTTAGGCTTAAAAAAATAATAAAAAAAAATGGCTTTTTCAGTAAGTACAATTAACGGATGGGTTAATGAAAATAACCAAACCGTTCTTAGCGCCGCAATTTTAGAACCTAAAGCTTTACAGGGGTTTTTCCAAATGCCAGGCGTAAAATACAAAGAACAAATAAAGTATTTAGGTATTGATACATTACCTAATTTAATTGCCTATGCTTGCGGTGACCCTACAAGTTCAGGTACTACATCTTTAACAGATAAAGATATTACAGTTGTTTCTTTGATGCAATATGAAGAATTATGTCCAGAAGACTTAAATGCTACTTCTTTCCAACTTGGTATGAAACCTGGTATGAATGAAGATTTTTCTTTTGAACAAGAATATGTTAAACTTAAAATTGCTACAATCCAAAAAGCAATTGAAGGATATGCTTTTTCAACTTCTTCAGGTGGAACAGCACAACCAGCTGGTATATTATCAATTGCTGGTGCTGATTCAGATGTTAATGACCGTTCATTTGTATGGTCAGCAACAACTTGGACTGCATCAGATTATTTTGCAGAAATTTATGGTATGTATAATGATTTACCTGTTGATTTACAAAATATTCAAGATTTAATGTTATATGTTCCCCATGCAATTTCAAGGAAAATGTTACAAACTATTATAGTTGCAGGTAATTATCATATTGATTTCACAGATCCTAAATATCAAGGTGGTAATGTACCTTGGATTTTTCCAGGAACTAACATCACTGTATTCCCAACACAAATGCCTGCTAATAATGTAATGTTAACCCCAGCTTCTAACTTAATTGAAGCTTACGATTTACAATCAGAATTTGATTCCGCAAGACTTTGGTGGGATGAAAATGAAGAAAGGCTTAAATTTAAAATTAAATTTAGAATTGGTTTTAATTATTTCTTCGGAGACTATATAGTATGGTCAAGATAATCCTTATGGATTCAAAAAATAATTAAATAAACCAATGACTTGTTTAAGATTTAATCAAACAATTACAAAACCTTGCAGAAGCACCCCAGGTGTAAAGCAACTATGGATTGCTAATTATGAAGATATAATTTCTGTTACAGAATCAGCAGGTAAAGTTACATCTGTATCAGGTGTAACTGCATCAGGTGAAACCACTGGAAAATATTGGTATAATATAAAAGTTGGTCGTGAAACATCAAATTTTACTGATGAACTTTTAGCTTCCGTTTCCAACGGTGCCTATATCTTTAAACCTTCCTTAATCTTCAAATTAGCAGGTTTAGAAGTTGAAATTAGAACTATATTCAAATCATTATCACAAGCAACATTAATGGCCGTCATTGAAACAACTGACGGAAAACAATATTTACTTGGTAAAAGTAATGGCTTGGATGTAGCAACAGCAACTGCTAATACAGGTGTAGCAAATCAAGATATGAAAGGGGTAGAAGTCACAATTACTGGCTTAGAACCTGAACCATTTATTGAAATTGATACAACCCAATATGTTATAGCTACTTATACTGTGTAAGGTGTAAGTAGTATTCTTTCATTTTTCATAAATTTTTTAGACGTAAAAGGTCCGGTAATTGTGCCGGACCTTACTTATTTATTCCATCTTTTATCAGCACTTTCTTTTGCTTTTTTGGATTTTTCTTGTCTAAATTCTAATTGTTCAGTAACACGTTTATTAAAATAACAATTATCTTCCTGACTAAATAAACCATAATCATTTAATACACGATTTAATAAGTCTCCCGAAATTCTTAATTCATATTCAATAGTATCTATATCAACACAACCTTCATATTCGTGTAATAATTCAACTATTGCTACAAATATACCATAACCAGAATATCCTTCTTGACGAATTAATTTACTTATTTTTTGGTCATGCCTTGCTGAATAATCCCACTTGAAATAATTTTTATAGGGTTTAAGTTTATCATTCATATTCATTAATTAATTTTTACTTCATTTTTTAAATCTTTCAGAACTTCTTTGAGTTCATCTGGAATTTCTATATTATTAGAAGTATAATATAGAAAATCAATAGCCATTCTAACTATACCAACCCTTGACATATACGAACGATCTACTAATTCATTGATATGATCATTGGTTTCAATATTAAATTGAAATACATAAGTGGTTAACCTGTTTTGATTGTCTGTTTTTCTATTCATTTTTTATTGGATTATTTTTTATGTATATATATATATTTAGTCCGCCCCTTTGTTGTTTTTTTAATTTATTTTAAATTATTTTTTATACGATTGGATATTAAATAATTATGCGAACGCAATGCGAACGCATATACGAACGCAATGCCAGTAAAAGGAAAAGACTAAAGACTAAAGTAAAATGCCGAAAGTCACTAAAGTATTGTCCGTCAATGTCTTTCATAAATAAATTTTTATATGAAGACAGACGCCTACGGCGTCTGTGTCCCCCCCCACGTAAACAAAAAAAAATTCATTTATTAAAAAGATAAGACCACAACTTTGTTGTGTATAAATAGATTGATGCTTGAATCTTTTATTTATGCTGGTTAATTTTTTGTCATAATTATTTTAAAGTATTCATTGATTTTTAATATATATAAGTATAAAAAGAAATTAAATAAATGGATAATAATCAAGAAAGGTATCAACATATAAAGTTTTCCAGTGTTGAAATACCAAAGATGAAAGAAATACCAACTAATAAAAATTATTTTAATGCAGGGATAGATAATAAATTCTTTGAACATCTTATTTATTACTATGAAAATTCTTCAGCACATTCAAGTTTTATTAAAACTTTAGCATATAAAGTAGTTGGTACTGGTATGCAGGGTGTAACACCACAAGACTCACAAATAATTAAAGATTATAAATTCAATGAAATTTTTGGTAAAGCAACTTTAGATTACAGCATATTTGGTGGATTTTGTTTAGAATTAATTTATAATGCAAACCATACCAAAATTAATCAAGTAAATTATGTTGACTATTCAAAGGTTAGAAGTGGTTTTATTGATGCTGATACAGATAAAGTTAGTTTATATTTCTATTCACCTGATTGGTTTAAATATAGCCATAAAGAAATTGATATGGTTCAATCATTTAATCCAGAACCAGGTAATGAAAATATACAATTCTATTATTTCAAGGAACATACACCAGGACTTGAAGTTTATCCAAAACCATTATATTATGGTGGTCTTAACTGGATCTATACTGATATCCAATTAGCAACTTATTATTCCAATTTAGTTAAAAATAACTTTGTAAGTAATACAATTATTTCAGTTCAAGCACCAATGGATACTGAAAAACAAGTTGATTTTGAAAATGGTATTAAAAAAGATTTTACCAGTTCAGAAAATGCTGGTTCTATATTAGTTATTTATGGTGATGGTTCAAGTGAAGATCCAATTAAAATTATTAAATTTAATGATGGTGCTGATGATTCCAAATATCAATGGTTATCACAACATATATTAGACCAAATTATAGTGGCCCACCGTATTCCAAATCCAATTATTGCAGGTATTAGGGTACAAGGTTCATTAGGTGGTACACAAGAAATGATGGACTCCGAAAGGATTTATAATGTAAATGTTATTTATCCAGCAAGAAATAAAATACTTAATTGTTTTAATCAAATAATTGCTTATTTACAGACACCATTTCAATATACTGTAAGTGATAATACTTTATTTCCTGAAACAAAAACAATTCAATAAAATGTTTTATCCTATAATAACAGCAACAGATATAAAAACCCTAATACCTGAAATTGGTTATGAAATTGATAATACTATTATAACCAGTTTAATTGAAAGACTTCAAGATATGAAAATTAGACCACTATTAAGAAGTTATAGTTGGTATGAAGAAATAATGACACAAGCATCTGGTGGTACATATTCAGCAGCAAATGAAATTATAGTAAATGATTATATAAAATTGATACTTGCTTTTTTTGTTCAACAAAAAATTATTATAACACAAACTTACCATATTGAAAGGGCAGGTTTAAGAATTAAAACTTTTGATGTATCAGAAGTTGCACAACCAGAAGATATTCGTTTTTATATACAAACTATTACTGATGAAATTGATTACTTAAAAGGTGAATTTTTTAAGTACCTCACAGAAAATGAAGCATCTTATCCATTATATCAAAGTGATACAGATCCAAGAACTGCAACCCATAGTCAAGGTAGACAAATTGCTAATTATGGTGTTAATATAAGTAGAATTGGTAGGAATTATTATCCTAAAGATCATGTAGATGATGATGATTATCTAATTAGATAAACAAAAAAAAACATTGAAGCGATGTCAACACAATCAAAAACTTTACGTGACCTTATAGCATCTATTGTAGAAGGTAACACATTAAATGTAGCACAATCAACAGCAACAGATTTAGTTGCAGCCGTTATAGATAGTTCTGGAAGTGCTAACGCATTAAAAGTAAATATATATGGTATTTCAGGAACAACCGTATCAGGTGCAACTGGTGCAGCTGGTACATCAGGAACTGATGGAACATCAGGATCATCTGGTGTTAATGGTACATCAGGATCATCTGGTAAAAATGGAACATCAGGATCATCTGGTGTAAATGGTACATCAGGTAGTTCAGGTATAAATGGAACTGATGGTACATCAGGAAGTTCAGGTGAATCATTTAATGGTATAACATCTACATTAGAAATAACAAGTTCTGGAACAACAGCATTAAAAGTATATGATGTATATGATGGTGTTGGTTATTATGTTCAAGTATCTGGTGGAACAATAAAAATAGTTGCTGCATAATGAAAGAAAAAATAAAACTCACAAAAACTATTAACAAAATAATAGAATTTCTATTGAAAGAAAATCAACCTAATAAAGAAAAGGTTAATAGCTTTTATGCTAATAAAAAAATTAATAACTATGACAGAAAGTAAATATAACAAACTTGTAACACGTATATTCTGGTTCACTTTACCACTAATAATTTCACTATTAACCTTCTTAGTAGTTAATACATTTACTTTAAAAACTGAAATTGGTAAAATTACAACTTCACAACAAGCTTCCAATCAAACTGAAAATAGAATGTGGGAAATGGTTCAACAAAATAATATAATACTAAGCACAAAAGCCGATGAATCTGAAAATAGAAAGGATCATTTATTTATTATTGAAAAAATGGATAATATGGATAAAAAAATGGACTATATTACAGGTCGTAAAGATTATACATATAATAAAACAGTATATCCTATCATACCTTATAAAAATTTAAGTATAGTATCAAATGACAAACAAAAAAGTAACGAATAAAAAATTTGGTATAATTATATTTTTAACTTTTACTAAACTATTATCATTAGCAGTTTTAATAATTGGTTCCACTTATGCTTTTATATTTAAAAATGCCGAAGTAATTATATTTTCATTAGCATTAAGTGCAGGCTTGGCTGGACTTAAAAATTGGACAGATTATAAAGGTGGTCATAATGATTATAACCCATATAATTATAATCAACATAATAATTCAGAAAAAGAACCTGATGGTATTTAATATTTCATAGCATCTAAACTTATATCACCTTTAAGTCTATTCCATTTATTAAAACTATCATAAAAACTTCTTTTAACTATTTCAGTCCAATAAGGAAAAGCATTATTAAACTTTTCATAGTTGTAATTATAAAGATTTCTATTTAATACAATATAACAATCCTGTTTAGAATCTTGTAATAGTTTATAATCCATATTAATAAACTTCAAGGAATAATTATCAATTATCAATTTCCAAAAACTCCAAAGTTCTGAACTTACTTTTCCCCGGGCTTGACTTAAAATAGTTTGCTTGGTTAGGTCCGTTTGATCCAAATATATATTGGTATAACTTTTAGGTTCGGATCGCCCAGAAACCACCTTATTGGTTTTTATAATATATTTTGACTTGGGAGTCTTAACCGGCTTTTCCTTTTTTTCAACTTTTTGATACTTATAATATTTTTTATAATAACCAGGATTTTTATCCCTAAACCGTTTTAAGTTCTCCCTTTGTTTTTCTATATGATCCTTATTATATTGTTTAACCTTTTCAATAATTTTTTCCCTATTATTTTGATAATATAATTTCTTTTTTTCATCGTACATACTTATATATATTTTTAAAAGTAGAAAAGGTTTTTTAATATATATAATTAATTATGGATGAAAAGCAAGTAATCTACAATACAATATTAAACAATTCTGAAATCTATGCTTCTTTAAGACTTCTAACAGAACAAGAAGGTTTAAGTAATGAAGATATTAAAACCAATCTTATTAAAGAAATAGAATTTTTTACAGCTAAACCTTATAAAATTAAAGACTTTTATCCATCAATAAATCATTTCCTTGATTATATTAGTATGGTAAAGAAATTGGATTAAAATCCGGATTTGTCCATAGCTTTAGGTTGTACTATAAATAGTATCGTAATTAAAGAAAGAACCCTAAAACCGAAAAAGAAGCCACTAAATTCAGTGGCTTCTTGCGTTATAAAAATAATTAAAAATATTTTCAAAAAACATGCAAAATATGCGAAAGGGGCGACAACTTTTTTTATATATAACTATATAATTTATAAAAAAATAATCCTAATAACATGAAAAATGAAAACATTAAAAAAGATTTACCTGAATTAAGGTTTATTGAACAAATTGGACCAAAGTATTTATTTACCTATTTTATATTTGGTCAGGATCACTACACTTATATTACACCAGAAGAAAATAAATATAGATTAGAAATTACATCTGGTGAAAATGTAATGAATATGGTGATTGAAAAAGAATCCAGAATGGGTAAAGATATAACAGAACAAATAAATAAAGATTATGAAAACAATTAAAATTTTATTAGTAGCAATCCTTTTAGGATTGATTTCTTGTCAAAAAGAAACAATTAAACCTGATTCAATACCACAAATTGGTTATGTAAAAATAACTAATATAAATCCTTATAGTATATTAAGTGATTGTGGTGTTTATATTAATTTAATTCCACCAGTTTCACATATTGATATTTTCATATTAGATACAGATAGTAGTAGAATATGTAAATATTATGAAGGTGAATTAAAAATCACTGGTTTATGGTTTCAATTTCTTGGTGATGAAGGTGATTA